ATCATCAAAAATTAAACTATCGTTTCTGGCACCAAAATGGGTGTCATTCAATAATGCTATCTTCATACCTACCTTATAATAAAATTATTCTTTGCTGTTTCTTTGTAAAAAGTCTAACAGCTGACTTCTATATTGGGCATCATCTCCTTCTAATTGATCCATCATGTTTTCAACACCTGCATTTTGTATCATTTTCTTTTTTACTTCCATTTGTTTCTTTTCTTTTTGTATTCTTCTTATAAATGCATAGTAAATTATTTGTGTGAAATATGCAAAAGGGTTTGTTGATTTATCAGGATTAAAATTATCCATATATTGTAAACAGTTTTCTATACCATCTGAAATCATATCATCTCGGAAAGTATAATTAATAAAATTAGGTCTATACGATAAATGGTTTGCAATCTTTAAAAAACACTCACCAATATAATTTGACACATCAGGTTTTTTCTTTCCTTTCTCTTCGGCAATTCGACACTTATCTCGGTGTTCAATCATCGCCTGTAGAAACTTTTTATTATCTACATAATGTGCTTTGTTTGTTTTTTTAGCCATAATAATTTTTCTTTCTTATAGTATGCATTATACTATATTTTTCAAAAAAATGCAAGCTAGTGCTTGACAATTTTGGGATTGTGTGTATAATCGACTATGTAGTCGCTTGAGGGAGTAGCTATAGCTAGTGTATAGTTTTTCTTGTAGGTCTATTAAGTAATTCATAATCTTGTTCATCCATTTGTTCCATTCTTTCTTCTTTTTCAATTCTATCAGCCAACTGTAATATTCTTTCCATTTCTTCAGGACTCATTGGCGTTCTTACTTTTCTCTTTTCTATTTGTCTTAATATAACATCATAATAACTATCAAGCTCTTTACTTATTGTAGAGATAGTTAATACTTTATCTCTCGGTATAGAAAAAGTCTTTTGATTAGCAAACATTATCCAAGGTGCCAAAGAGGAATCATCTCTTGGTCCATATTGTGTTTCTTTAGTTATTGTTCTTAATTCTAATGGTTCTTGGATTCTAATCCAATGAGGATCTTCATCATCGACCATACCAATTAACTCACAGCCACTAATAAGTTTAACTAATAATTTTTCTTTTATCATATAACTATTTATTCTTTTAAGGACACGTTATGTATCTCATAATCAAATTCTTCCTGTGTGTAGATACTCACTCTTTCCTGAAAGTGTTTTAAAGTAAAGTTTTCTTTAGATTTATAGGTTAAATCATCTGCTATATCATATAATACAGCATTAGTCTTATTGTCGCCCAATCTTAAACCACGACCGATACTTTGTAAATTTCTTATTCTACTCTTACTTGAACTAGCAAAAATAATATTATGTAAATTTCTTATATTAACACCTGTACTAAATGTGCCATAACTTGCAACAATAATAGCGTCTTTTTCTTTTTCAGTAATACCTCTTATTGCTTCTCTTTCATCTGCTTCTACACCACCGAAAATATAAAAAACTTTTCGGTCATCAGCTGCTTTTTCTTTAATTATTTCATACAAATTCTTGCCATGTTTTTCTACTAGTTGAAATAAAACTAGTGTATTACCTTTCATTTTAATTGCAAGATTTCTTAAAAAATTATTTCTACTTTCACTACTTACTAGATAATCAACCTCATCTTGGTATTTACCTTTTGTTACCATCTTACTATTTTCTTCGGTATGTTTTAATATTAAACAACGAATGGTTAAATTAGATAGTTGTTTTTTATCCATAAGTTTTTTAGTAGATGTAACTTTATTTACCGCACCAAATAAACCTTCTAATACTAATTTATGTGTTTGTGTGCCATCTAAAGTACCTGTCAATCCTATACGATATTTACAATTTTCTAATTTAGTCATCAATTCTGTAAGTGACTTTGATTTAAATAAATGTGCTTCATCACCAAATACTGCACCAAACTGTTCAAAGTATTTTTTTGGCAACTTATACAAACTCTGCCATGTAGATATCAAAACTTTTTTATCTGTTTGATTAGAATAACCACTATATAATCTATGACAATTTTTCTTTACATTCCAACCATATGTTTTAAAATCAGAATACATTTGCTCAACCAATGATGTAGTCGGTACCACAAGTAAACATTTATTGTTTGATTTATCTTTGATTAAATGTGAGTAATATCTAATTAAAGCATATATGATAAATGATTTACCACTTGCTGTAGGACTTAATAACAATGCTCTATTGAATTTTAAACTATGATATATGGCGTCTATTTGATAATCTCTTGCTTCAAACTTTTGACCTAAACCATTTGAAAACTTTTTAACAATATCTTTATCAACTTTATTATCTATGTCAACATTCTTACCTGCAACAACATGATAACCACGCTCATCACAAAATGCTTTGATATACGGATATAAACCAAAGTATATTTCTTTTGTTTTCTGTGAGAATAATCTTATCTTACCATCCCACATTCTATTTCTAAATGCGGGCATAAACTTATAACCAGGTACATAGAAAGTAAAAAATTCTGATAACTCTCTTTGTACATTGGAATCACAATCTACCGTAAGGTAAACATCATTCTTTTTTTCAACTATTAAAGTATCCATGTCATTACACTATATCTATCACCATTAGTAACTTCTTTAACCTCATGTGGAAACATAAAGTTTGACGGAAAGACAACTGCTGAGCCTTTCTTTTTTTCTAATGGTTCGCCACACAATACAAACTCACCACCTTCATAATCATCATTTAAAAATATTAATGATGTAAGATGTGGATATCCTTGTTTCTGTCCATGGCTATAGTGTATGTTATCAATATGTTCTTTCATAAACCCGCCTTTTGCATAACAATTAATTCTAAAGTGTGTATATTCTTGTACTTTTATTTTAGTATGTTCTGCCACATAATCATTTACAGCAGTTTCAAATCCTTGTTGTATAGTTTTGTAACCCCACATTTGAGGTGCAATCCAAAACTCACTCATCTCAACTTTTGATGTACCTAAGTTTTTATATGCATTTGAAAAGGTAGATTTCTTCCACCTCATAAATGTATCTTTGTTGTAGTGTGTTATTAAATTATCACAAGCCAAATTACCTAATACTTGTGGGTAGTAAAAAATAAAATCAGAAATCTGCCGACTGGAATTCATGGTGTTCTCCTACTTGTCCTTTAACTTGTATATTCCAGGCTATACTTATACGATTTGAACTAGACTTATTTTGTTGAACCCAATGGGGTAACCATGCAGGAAAAAATATTGCTCTATTAGTTTTAGAAGCGTAACTTAATAAACTGGAATTTAAAGGTGTTGTTTCTTTCTTCTTCGGTACGATAACATCTGCAGCTGGTCTAGGATCATGGAACACAATACTAGCACCTTGGTCAGATTGTAAGTAGTAAGTACCACTTAAAAAATTATTTGAATGTGTGTGAACATTATGGTGCTCACCTTGTTTTAAAACATTTGCCCACATATCAGTTATGACTAAATCTTTTACATCATAACTTAAAAGATTGCATATGTTTTTAGAATACTGTATTACTAAACTAGCAAACCTTCTAAACTCAGGTCTTTTATGTAAATCAGCAGATTTAGTTTGCCAGTTAGTATCATATTCTCTATTAGACCATAAATCAAAGATGTAGGTTTTCATACCTTTTACATCTTCTTTTTCAGTAGGTGTTACTAACGGTATGAAATTATCAACTAAAAAAATATTTGTAGGAAATATCTGTTGATGATCCATAGGGTCTCCGCAGCTAGATTGCACCACTTGTAAACTTTTTCCACTCTATCATATTTTTAATTAAGAAAGTACGATTATTAATTGTTCTTAAAATTTGTTCTAGGTATTTTACAACCTGATTTAAGTAAGCAACTTTTTGATCTGCTTTTTGTATATCAGGATCAGAATTAATATAAATGTGAACATCTGCTTTGAGAACTTTTAAGTCAAATGGTTTTTCTCTATACACGGATTCATCTGCCTTACCTGTATAGTATTCCCACTTTTCTCTTTCAAGTGTATTAAACTCTTGCTGTGCTTTCTTTTGTAGTAGTGAAAATTTATTAAAGTGTTGTAAGTATTTGTTATGTAATAAAGGTATTCTTGCTGATTCCGTATCTAATTCAGTATCATCAAGTTTTAAATCTTTATCCACCAATTGTTGTAATTCATCTAAAGTCATAATTATATTATACTATAAAAACGGTTAAAAGTAAAGCTTAAGTTGTGGAAATTTGTACGATTTCATATAGAGAATAATTAAAACTAGCACTAACGGATACATAATCTACATCACTAGCTGCTACATTATAATTTATAGCACCGATACTTGTCGGATAAACATCTCTAAATCTAATTTCTGTTTTAGCAATATTTTTACTGTTTAAAATTGTTAATGTAGCGTCAGAATATATCGCACCTTCAGCAGTTGCCACAGTTTGTCTTTGTGTTCTAGTTGGTGCTGTTGATCCAGGAAATCTATCTGCACCTGCAGCTAGAGCATCACGGAACTGTGTATGATCTTTAGGAAATCCTATGCCGATTAACCAATCATGTAATTCTTTATAGTTATTTAAATTCTCATCTACAAGAAAAGATAAGTCTAAACTTGCATATGATAACTTATCACCTGGTATTGGAATATCTTCC